CAATGTGGCAGCCGTGCAATCAGCGTGTTCCACATATCGAATATTGGGTGCCAATTTGGTATTCACAATCACTGGTTGCGCTGGCACCGCATTCCTATCAACAAGATTACTGATCCAGAAAGGAATGGTGGAGGGTGCTGCAATCATCCATGCAGAGTAAATATCTGTTGCAGTCCCAATAATCGTTGTGCATTGTCCAGGATAGAAAATTGCCAGCCAAGCCAAATATCCAGCCAATGTCATTTCAGAGGTAAGGGTTGGTGCACCCCCTTGATAGGTAGCAAGATGGGTATGGCTAATTGCGCCGCTGGAAGCATGGGGACTTGTAGCACTAACATCAGTATCCCCTAATAGCAGGACACTAATTGCCATTGCAACTTCATCCAGTCTCGTCTGTAAGGCAATACGCCCGATTAGGGTCTGGACGAGAGGAAGGCTTGCCCTTCTCATAAACTCGTAGGAAGCCTTGATCCGAATACCGTATTTCTTGAGCGTGGTAGCTTTTTCAGACCATGTGATAGTCGTGGTCGGGAACTCACCCATTTCAGAGACTCTTCCCATCTGTCTCTTGGCCTCAGTATCATCAATATAAATTGATCTGAGAATACCGCTATCCCCAATGGTTTCAACTCTTGCCACTAACTCGCTTAAAACATCAACTTCATCCATTAAAGCAAGTCTCGCCATTCTGTTCAGAACTTCGGGGAAAAGAATGGTAGTAGGAGCTGCATTGCTCTGGAAGAAATAATCAACTTTCGTAGCCTGGATACCGGACTTTGGATCGTCATGAAGTCGGATGCCATATCGAACCAACTGTTTCTCAAAACCATCTAACGGATCTCCAGGACCAGTCGTAGTGAGGTAGGTCAAATACTGTGTAAATGACATACCTCTGTTAATTGCTTGTTCATACATCTTGCGATCTAAGGTTATATCTTTTGGATCATATTTGGTGATCTCAACATCACTCATGGAAATGCCTCCTTAAATTTTAGTTAATAAAAAAGCCATCCCGAATAGCCAGGGATGGCCTGAAAGTTGTGACCGATTATCATCCTCTATGGTTTAGAGTAAAAACGTCACAGTATGGGCTACTGTATCAACTGCCAGAATTCTGTATAGCGGTATTCCCGCAGCTTCAGTGGCTGCCTTCACGGTATTGAATGTGGTTTTCCCAACCTGAAGGGATGCATAACCACTTCCATCTGTCACCGTTGGGGCATGGTCCTGATCGTATTCGTGAATAGCTATACCATCAACCTGAACCGATGCAGTTTTATCATCCCCATCAATCACTCGAACTATACCAAAAAAATTGGTATCTTCGGTAGTGGTCAGTACAACTGTGCCATTGGCAGAAATCTTGACCAACTTGTTTTCATCAGTACCCTTGACTAAGGCACTGGCAAAGGGAACTAACCCTCCAACTTTCATTCCATCATACTTAATCGTTCGTGCCATAATATTAATTCCTCCTTAATGCTATTTGAATTTATGCAATGAGGGATTGTCATTAGAACCCTCATTGAGTCGTTCCTTGATAACCATAGTTTTTGTCTCGGTCTGTTTTCCAACCGGAATAGACTGAGCCAACTGTTTTTCAAGCCCATCAATCTTGAGTTTTAAGTCCTCGACCGAAAGAACATCTATCTCCTTGTTGAAAATTTCTGGATTGTGATTCATGCCGTTAATCTGAATAGACAGTTTTGAACATTGTTCTTTCAAATCCCTGACATAAGAATCGGCAATGGTTTTATTCTCATCCAACTGTACTTTCAAATCCTCAATTTCCTGAATAGCCACTTCCAATTTCTGTTTAAGATCCTGCTTGTCCATTTCCGACAAAGACAGACTCCTTGCCGTCGCTTTGTGGTCGAGCTTTTCGACCACTAATTCCGCCCCCTTAGCCCCCAATTCTGCCACTGCCTCGTTCAATAGCGGTTCCAATGTGTCAAGTTTCATCTGAAGGCCGGATAAGGATTTTTCCAAAACCAATTTTTCCCCTTCAAGCTTATTCAACTTTTCAAGAATTGATTTCACTTCTTCTGAACTCATATCCGTTTCACCTACCTTTTCAATCGAGCCATCAAACTGAAAGTTAAAACGAAGGACATCGGTCTCTTTAAAATCTTTAAGATTGGTAGATGCAAAAACACTACCATGCCCATCCACGACCCTCCCCTCTTTAACTTCAAGATTGGAGTTCTCTGGAAGGCCGAAATCTCCCTTCACTCTCTTACCCGGCATGGCACCAGCATAGACACCGGAGAGTTCAATCAGATTTCTCTTCTTAATCGACCCCTGGTGAACTGTATAGGTGCAAAGTTTATCAATAGGGGTTTCACCTTCGGGTGCCACGTTATACCAACGGCCAGGCATATGTGGGCAATTCATGCTTCGCATGTCATTACCACAAATACCGCAGATAAAAGAACCAGCCTGGAAGCCTACGCTTACGGCTTCGGTATGGCCAGACCGAACGGCTTTGACGTAATCATCCGTGCTGATGTCAGAAGTTTTGAGATCCTTCACCATATAAACAGAGGGACGAAAAGAAGTAAGTTTAGCCTCACCATCAACAACCTGAACGAGTTCGGATTGAAAGAGGGTGCCGGAAGGAATCTTGTTCGTATCGTGCCCGAAGAGAAAACCGATAAGTTCCGCTTCCTGACTGATATGTCTTGCCATGACATCCTGGTGGAAAGCTTCGATCATGTCCGTACCGAGATAACTAAAAAAAGTTGTCCTGGTGTAATCATCCGCCGCCTCGATATCGAACGAGTATAAATCTTCGGCTTTCAATTCTACTTTTGCAAAATGCTTATTAATTAATTCCAATTCCCCAGGAGAGGGTTGTCTAACAGCATTTTTATGCATATCTTAAACCTCCAAGAAGTACGGCGTTCTCTTCATCTTGCACTGCCTCAATAAAGGCTTGCTTATCTTCGGGTGCAGGTTGTTCAGGTTTCTCTTCTTTCTGAAACTTGTGTTTATAGCCTTCAGTAATCATCTGGTGCAACCTCCCCGCATCCCTTCTGCGGTTCAAACCCTTATGGGAAATCCTTGCAAACACTAATCACCCGTTGAACGACGATCTTTATTGGTTTCCTTCCGCTTCTTTTCCTTATCTCCCTCTTGGGATACATCACGCTGAGGGGTCGGTGCTCCCGTCCCCGTGTTCCCGCCAGAAGGAGAAAAATCGGGATTTCTTACAGCATCCGAAGGAGGATCTCCCTTAAGTTTCAGCATCCGCCTGACTCTTCGATTCCGTTCATCCTCAGAGATAGCCCCCAATTGTTCCTCTTCCCAGAGCATCAAACTATAAGCGGCATAATATTGGGATGACTCGTAAGTGGGTCGTAGCGATGGTTCGTACCATTCCCAATCCGCATAAGCCTGAATGCCAGCTTCAACCTGTAGGGCCAAGGTAAACATGCGCTCCATCAATCTTTCGACTATGGACTGGAACCCCACAATCAACTGGATGAAAAGAAGGGCTTCTATCGATGTATAACCCTCTGTACCGCCACCAAATCGCTTGCCAAGGATAGTTGCATAACTTTTCATGGCAGAGGCTATATCAGCCATTAAAACATCTACAATGGCCTGTAGATTGACACCAGACTGTATGTTCTTGCCACCCAGAGCGCCGAGGGTCAACGTATCAAGATGTACTGGGTTATCATCAGCCTCAAGATTCTCCATGGAGGTTTTTGCCTCCGCAATTACGCCATTAATATAGTCAACAAGCTTGTCAGACTGAGTGATACCCTGTTGTTTAGCCGCCAGTAATATCTGTTCTTGATTGATGGAAACATCAATCCTATCAAAACCCAAATTCCTGAGTGCCCGGGAGAAATCCTGTAAGAGTCGCAATTTGTTCATCACGGCTTGGATAGCAGACAAGACCTGGTTCGTACCGTAGGGGTCGCCAGCAATCGGATCAACGGGAATATAAAAGAAGTTCCTGTAGTTGAGGGAAACTTCATCATACCCCCAACCCTGAACCGGATAATAGGTCTTCCCACTCCACTTAAAGTCAATGGTCATTGGGTCAACCGGATAAAGACCCGTTACCCTATAGTTTTCATCAAACGCCATTTCAGCCGAGACAGCACCATCCAGCAGAACAGAACTTGCGCATTGAAGATTAAAGTTAGATATGGACTGGTCAAAACTGAATCCCTGCCGGCTGGGATTGTTCAGACGATCAATCAATCCGTCCAGGTATGTTTGACCCTGCGTATGGATGGAACCATTAGGCTTCCGTGCGGTCAGGAAATAACCACTATCAAACACTCTCAAGTAATTACTGAAGGCATGGCTAACAGTAGGTTCTATGTAAACCAAGAGACGAATCAAATCGGTAGAGTCCAGTTTCGATAACTGGGTCAGATCGAATTTATGGTACTCTTTAAACTGGCGTGGAACATAGGTGAAGATGTTCGAAGAGGTTATGGTGGAGGTCAGGGCATCGGTAGTTCTACGACCAACAGCTATGGATTTGGAGCCAACACTTAAATTAGTCGGTGGTTTTCTTTTTAGAAAATCAAGAAAGGCCAATCGGTTCCCTTTGTGGCTTAACGACCCGTCGAG